GCGGGAAGCGTTTTCAAACCGACCAAAGACTGGGAACTCGTCGGCTACTCTCACTCGAGTCGGCCTGCTGCTCATACCCATACTCTGAGGCGATGGCGGCTGGCGAGATGAAATGCCCATGTGGGAAAGAATCAATTGGCAGAATCAACGGCAATTGGTTCTGTGAGGATCCCAAGCATATTGAAGCGGCGACTTTTATTTCCCTGAGTCCCATCAAGAGCGCGATTGAAAAAGCAAAAGAGCAAGCACTGATTGAATTCACCGAGAAATACGTTGGCGATCATCCCCAGGGATACGAAGGCCCTTGTCTATGTCGGGAATGCAAGGAGAACCGATGAGCGTAACAGGGGCTTGTTTCAATTGTAAAAAAACGGCAAGCGATGAATTTTTTTGCTTCGGCTGCTTATCATATATCTGTGATGATTGCTCGGCTGATTGGTCCATAGCAGATGCCAAGATGGGCAGCCACAATAAAAAGGATCACCTTTTTGAAGCAGAGATCGACGAAGAGGAGGAACCATGACCGGATTGTATGTCAGAGTTAAGCGCGAGGGAAAGTGGCAACCAATCGAGATCGATCAGTTGGCAGATGCGGAATTGTCCGAGTTCTTTCAAGGGCAAGAGAAAGACAACGGACTTTCAAGCCGAGCCTGGGCAATCTGCCTTGCCAAATGGATCAGAGACAACGTGACCCAAATACGGGGAGCTGATTTGCCGAAAGATCTTGAATGACTGACGGACTCTACTATTTTTTTATCTGCCTCTCTTCAGTCTTTGCCGATATGATACTTGTCGTATTGAATGGTTGACGGACTCTACCAAGTTACCTTCAAAGGAATCTGCGCCGGATTCTCTATCAGAAACGGCAAGCTAAAATTCTGTGCGCCTGTCCTGAAAGCCCGCCTAGATCACTGGAAACACTACGCTAAGATTATCTGGCCTTGACATAGAGCCGACCCTGTGAGATCTGGTGAGTGAGATGCAATGGTGCCCTCACTTGACAACAGCATGGCGTTTCCTACTTTCCACTTTTACTTCGGATACTTGCGGTCGATGCGGCAAGAATAAACTCAATGTGATGTTTCGCTTTCGATACCAAATGAAGCTCTGCGATCAATGCTTTCTTAAACTTCGACGCTTCACTGATAAACATAGGATCAGCAATGGCGAAGAAAAAACCTAAGAAAGATACGACAAAGAACCTCAAGCCTTGGTCAAAGGGACAGAGCGGGAACCCTAACGGCAGACCCAAGAGCGCCGTTTCTCTCACGACCTGCTTGAAGGAAGTCGCCAAGTGGCAAGCACCAAAAGAAATCATCGCCAACTATCAGCGAGCCTTTCCTCAACTGCCAAACGATGCAACGGTGATTCAAGTCCTTGCTGTCAGGTCATGGTTGAAAGCCCTCGATCTAAAGAACGGTGATGTGATGACTAAAGAGATCGCCGAGCGCATCGACGGCAAGGTTCCTTTGCCCATCGGCGGAGCGCCTAACGGGGATCTCCCACCGATCAAGTTTGACTTCAAGCTAGTCACTGACTCAGAGCTTTCTGACCTTGAGAAAATCCTGGGCAAATGCCAAAGCGAGGAATAGAGGATCAAGAAAAGATCCCTCGGCTTGAGGAAGTCAGGGCAGAGAGAGCAAAGAGATCTCTGCTTGAGTTCGTCCGTCAGTCATGGCCTATCATCGAGCCAGGGATGCCTTTCAAAGAGGGCTGGCATCACTCGGCCATCTGTGAACACCTTGAAGCGGTCTTCAAGGGACAGATCAGAAAACTAATCATCTCGGTTCCACCCGAACATTCTAAGTCAACGATCGTGGCGAAGTGCTGGCCTGCTTGGGGCTGGCTCACCGACCCAACGTTTGATTGGTTGTTCTCTTCATACTCTTCAGTCAGAGCGACGGGTGATTCAATCGATTGCCGGCGCATAATTGAATCGCCTTGGTATCGACAGAACTGGGGATATATGTTTGCCCTCGCTACCGATCAGAATCAAAAGACAAGGTTTCAAAACTCACAGAGCGGTGAGCGCATATCGATGGGATTGCTTGGGGCAGCAACAGGGGAACATGGCGACGCAGTGATTTGCGATGACCCTCACTCGATCAGAGATCAGTGGTCGCCTACGAAACTTGAGGCAGCAATCAATTCATGGGATCAGGTGATGTCTCGATCAATCAACGATCCCCAGACTTCGAGGCATGTGATCATTATGCAAAGGCTTCACTTCAGGGATCTCGCTGCCCATTGCTTGAGACAGGGTGGTTACGAATACTTATCGTTGCCAACTGAGCACGAACCATCGAAAGCGAAGCGAACAACTATCGGATGGATCGACCCGAGAAAGAAAAAAGGTGACCTGCTTTGGCCTCATCAATACGGCAAGACCGAAGTCGCAGATGCAAAACTCAGACTCGGAGCAAGAGGCTTTGGTGCCCAACATCAGCAAGATCCCTCACAAGAGGAGGGCGCCATTTTTAAACGAGAGAAGTTCCGCTTCTATGCCAATGACCCTGTTGCCATTGCTGGACAGATGGACGAAATGATTCAGTCGTGGGATATGGCCTTCAAAGATCTTTCGACATCGAGCAAGGTTGCGGGTCATGTCTGGGGGCGCAAGGGCGCTGATCGATTTCTGCTTGCTAGGGTTTGTGAACATCTTGACTTCACTCAATCGGTGAGCGCCGTCGAGGCGATGAGTCAGAGATGGCCGAGAGCAAACGCCAAGCTGATTGAAGACAAGGCCAATGGTCCGGCCGTGATCAATTCTTTGAACCGCAAGATCGTAGGCTTGATCGCTTGGCCTCCCAAGGGTCGAGCGATGGGCAGCAAGATCTCTCGCGCCTATGCTTCGCAGCCCGAGTTTGACGCAGACAATATCTGGGTTCCTGATCCGAAAAACCATCCCTGGGTTCAAGAGTTCATTGAGTATTGCGTTGCCTTTCCTGGGGGTGAGTATGACGACGACATCGATGCCATGACTCAGGCTCTTGAACGATTCCGTGACACGACTACTAATCAAAGTTTGAACGAGCAGATCTTTGAGATCGGATCTGGACGGAGTTACTGGAAGGGTGTAGGATGAGCGCCATGGCAAACGATGAACCACAACCAATCAAAGACATAAAAGCCTTTGGCATTGCCTTGGCAAACGCGGAGCCTGGTGATTATTGTCCCGTGACCATGATCGTTTCTCAGGATCAGTATCGAGCCTTGCATCCAGAGACAGAGATCAACTGGAATCAGCAGGCGACCATGGCGCTCAGAGATCTTGCTGTTGACTCGGGGATCGCCTTGAGTGTAATTGCAAGGGCTGCCAAGGGTGAAGTCTATTATAAGTTGAGGGTTCCTGATCGATGCATCGAAGAGTATAAGAAGTGGCGACAAGTCTACTCGGTATCCAAGCGCATAGGAAAGTCTTTGAGGTAAACCATGGCTCAAGCACAAAAACAAGATGAGAATCAGCGAACCGATTTCGCTGAGATCGGTGCCACAGGACTGATTCGTTTCGGCGGTCACGTCAACGAAGAATTTTTACGAGAGCTTCAGGGTTCTCGCGGAATGAAGATCTATCGTGAGATGAACAACAATGATGCCGTGGTCGGCGCGATCCTCTTTGCTTTCGAATATCTAGCAAGACAGGTCACTTGGAACGTTCGGCCACCCACCCAGGACCAAGCAGATAAAGAAGCCGCTGACTTCATCTGGGGTGCCATGAACGATATGAGTTTTTCATGGACCGATACCCTGTCAGAAATCTTTTCAATGCTGGTCTACGGCTGGTCTTGGTTTGAATTAGTATTCAAGCGAAGGCAAGGCGATTCCCGTGACCCTACGAAGCGATCAAAGTTCAACGACAACAAAATTGCATGGCGTAAGTGGTCGATCAGATCTCAAGATAGTTTGTTTCGATGGGTCTTTGATGAGGACGGTGGCATTCAAGCCCTTCAGCAGATCCCCCCACCAGATTTCAAAGTGCTCACCATACCGATCAGGAAATCATTGCTGTTCAGGACATCGGTTCAAAAGAATAATCCCGAGGGATTTTCCATGCTGCGCCGAGCCTATCGTTCTTGGTTTTTCAAGAAACGAATTGAAGAGATCGAGGGCATCGGCATTGAGCGAGACTTGGCAGGCTTACCACAATTGATTCCTCCCGCTGGAGTCGATCTGTTCAACCCGAACGATCCCTCTTCAGTGGCCTTGCTTGGTCGGGCAGAAAAGTTGGTCAGGAATGTCCGTCGAGATGAGCAAGAGGGAATCGTCATGCCTAACGGATGGGAATTCAAATTGCTATCGACGGGTGGGCGACGGCAGTTCGATACCAATGCAATCATAGGCCGGTATAACAATCAAATTGCGCTGTCCGTCCTCGCTGATTTTATTCTGCTTGGGCATGAAAAGGTCGGCTCCTTCGCTCTGTCTGATTCCAAGACTCACCTGTTCGCCGTTGCTCTTGGTTCTTTTCTCGACATCGTTGCTGATATAATCAATACCCATGCCATCCCTCAACTGCTGAGGATCAATGGAATGGAAGCCCAGGTCGCCAACCCACCCGAGCTAGTTCATGGTGATGTTGAGAGTCCAGATCTCACCGCAATTGGTGACTTCGTGACGAAGTTAAGTCAGGCGGGCATTGATCTTTCAGACGAGGCAATGGATTCACATCTAAGGCAGGTTGCAAACTTCCCTGATCGACCCGACGAAGAGGACGAGGGTCGAAAGATTGAAGAGGAGGGGGCGCTTGAGGAGATCTCTAATGGCATCAAAGAGATGCGCGAAAAAGTGAATGGATTTGAACAACGACTTAACGGCCAGAACGGTCAGGGTCCTCAAGGCGGCGGGCAAGTTTCGGAGTAATCGTCAACGACGATCGTGGCAGACGGCTCACCGGATTGCTGACGCTGACGTTCCGAAATATGTTTCGACCGTCCTAACGGAAGTCCGAGGGATTCGAAGCAAGATCAATATGTCGGCCCTCAGTCGGGCGATAGCGTCAGGCAATTTCACCGAGATCGAAAGGCTGACCTTTCTGCCAAGCCTTGACGCAAACCTCAAACGGAAATATAGGAGACAGATGCGAGAGACTTTGAACAGAGCGGGGGTGGCATCGGTCAAGCTGCAACCTAAAGTCCTTGCTGGGGTTTTTGGTCGATTCGATCTCACAAATCCGCGCTCGATCAGATGGGCAGAGACAAGGGCAGCAGATGCCGTGGTCAATATCAGCAACTCGATCAAGCGAACGATCAGGACGGTGGTCAGTGAAGGGTTCAAAGAGGGGATCCCCGTCAGAGAGTCAGCAAGACGGATCAGGCAATCAATCGGGTTGACCGATACTCAATGGAACTCAGTCGCCAACTTTCAAAACAAGATGATCAAGCAAGGGCTCGGACCAGCAGCAGCTGAGAAACGGGCTGAAGTATTCTCGCGTAAAGTCCTTCGTCGTAGGGCCTTGAATATAGCGAGGACGGAAACGATTGCAGCGAGCTTCCAAGGTCGGCAAGAACTATGGGATCAGGCGAGGGACAAAGGCTTGATCGATCCCCAGAAAGTGACTCGACGATGGATCGTTACCCCGGATGATCGCCTTGACTTCTTGATCTGTGAGCCAATGCCGGGCATGGATGAAAACAAAAATGTCCCTCTTGATGGAATGTTCACCACGGGGCAAGGTGATCTGATTGCTGGGCCGCCTGCTCATCCTCAATGCCGATGCGATGTGATTTTAAATATCCCTGGTAAGAGTGTATTCGACTGATGGGAAGTCTAAGAAAATTCAAACGACAGAACGGACCTGGCTACTCGCCGACTGATCGAGAAAGAAAGATGCTTCAGGCATTGCAGAGCGCATCGATGGTCTTGAAAGAGTATGCCAATGGGTCGAACTGGGCGATTCAAGATGGTAAGTCGATCTGGCTCGGCGAGGGCGATGGCCCGGATCTTGCAGTCGCCTCTTTGGGCGTGAAGTCATCACCCAAGCAAGCAACTAAACCAGAGGAGGCCGAATCAAATGGCACATAGCAGAGAATATATCGAAGCGATGTTCAAGGCTGCCAAGGCTTATTTGCCGTCCTGGGTTTGGAAACATCTTCACACGAGGGCCTTTCCTTCAAGCGGTGGGACGGCTCGACATCGACCAGTTGAAAAACAGATGGCGCCAATGAGTCAAGCGGGACTGAGCGCCGATGGAATTTTTACTCAGCTATCGATCAGAGCCGAGCAATATAGCAAGACCGAGGCCGAGTATATCGAGCCGACGACTGATGGCATGATCGCTTGCGGAGCCTGCCGTTTCTATCTGAGAGA